TGTGCAAGACCGACAAAAGATTAGCTTATGTAATTTACAATAAAAAAATAGCAAGCCCAATTCTTTTCTGGAAGTGGCGCCCATACCGGGGTTATGCGCATACTTCTCATATTCATATTAGCTTTACAGCACTGGGAGATCAAGACAAACGCAAGTTCAAACTACCAATCCTAGGAGAATAATGAATATCAAGAATCCAGTCGTTTTAACACTTGGCGCATTCCTGTCAGCCTGGGCTGCATCCAATTTTGATATTGACTATCGCGCAATTCTTTGGGCGGTTTTAGCGGGCGTGTTTGGATACGCAACTCCTAAGAAGTGATGACCGGGCAAGACTACGCAGCATTAATTGTTGCAATCACTACGGTATTAGGCGGCATAACTGCCATGATTAATTTCATGATTAAGCATTACCTAAGTGAACTTAAACCAAACTCAGGTTCCTCAATGAAGGATCAGATGACACGTTTAGAAGCTCGTGTCGATGAACTCTTTATTGTCATGACTAGGAAGTAAACTTTTCTTATGGCTCGCAAAGTCAAGGTGATGGATGATACTTATTCTGCCCTGGAAATGTATTGCATAGGGTTAAACGAGTATTACAAAGCGCTGCGTAAAGCGGGTTTTACTATAGAAATATGCATGGCAATGATTATGGACAAAGCTAGTTATCCGGACTGGCTACTTCCAACACCAATTGAATTCAACCCAGACAACCCGAACTTCACCCCGTATGAGGATGATGAGGATTAACCTTGAAAAAAATAGTCGTAATATCGGACTTGCAAGTTCCCTATCATGACGAAAGAGCAGTTAGAAATGTTGCATCGTTTATTAAGCGATTCAAACCAGACCAAGTCATTACTATCGGCGATGAAATCGACCTACCCCAAATCAGCCGATGGACAGAAGGAACTCCAGGATGGTTCGAGCAATCACTGGGAGCTGATCGTGATGCGACTGTCGAGATATTGTGGGATCTTCAGGTAACTGACATGATCCGCTCAAATCACACCGACCGCTTATACAACGTGATTATGAAGAAGATTCCAGCATTCCTGGCATTACCAGAATTGAAGTTCGAAAAGTTTATGAAGCTTGATGAATTGGGTATTAAGTTCCATCGTAAGCCATTAGAGTTTGCGCCTGACTGGATAGCCATTCATGGGGATGAGGGTAGCGTAAAGCCTATACCCGGTTTAACAGCCCTAGATGCCGCCCGTAAGCATGGAAAAAGCGTGGTGTGTGGTCACACCCACCGAGCAGGTCAATCGGCCTTTACAGAGGCCTCTGGGGGCGTTTTAGGGCGTGTTCTGCGTGGTGTCGAAGTGGGCAACTTAATGCAATTTAGCAAGGCTGGTTATATGAAGGGAACCGGTAACTGGCAACAGGCATTTGCCGTGTTCTATGTCGATAAAAAGGCCGTAACCAACACAATCGTGCATATTGAAAAGGATGGATCCTTCGTATTTGAAGGCAAGAGATATGGATGAGGCCGGAACTGGCACTGCATGGATCGATTTTGAAGAAGATTTTGTTATCAAAACGTTATACAAATATGGCCAGATGAGGTTGATTTAACCTATTAAGCGTGAAACCCTTATCTTATTCACAACCCTTGTGGATAGATAAGGGAGTAATCATGGAAGAGTTAAACGCTTTAAGTTTATTGTGCGCTTTAACCCTGCCGCCACTAGCTGCATTCTCGGCTTATTGGGCAGGTTACAACAAAGGCAAAAGAGAAGGGTGGCACGCTGGCCGCTCATTAATGCGTATTCCTATGGATACGAGTCGATGAAACGCGATGAAATCCTTAGAAGCGCCGAAGCAATTGCGAACGCTAGAGATATTGAATATGGATCACCAAATGTTTCTATGCTTCGAATCTCGCGACTCTGGTCAGAGTATCTGGGTTATCCAATCGACTCTCACGAGGTCGCAATCTGTATGCTTCTTGTCAAAGTCAGTCGCATCTCGGAGCAAGCGGAACACAAAGATAGTTACTTCGACATTATCAACTACGCAACTATCGGTGGAAGCCTTGCCACAATGGACTGGGATGATCTTGATGCTGGTTAGTGCTAAGCGTGGTGTTTGGTGTGATTATCACAAATATCAATACGGAGCCACAAATCCAAAAGGCCAGGTGCAAGCTGCGTGGACTATTATTTCAGAACTACCAAGATCATCAAAGATTCCACGCCACTACTGTCAGGAATGCGCAGTAGATTCTAGTAAATGGGCCGATGGAACATTCTTCGACTTAAAAAAACAAATCCAATTTGCACAAAACCGATACGGAATTACTCAAGGAGCATTAAATGGCATTTGACCTAAGTCAATACGAGACAGTTGAATCAAGACTGGAGAAGTTCATAACAGACTATCCAGATTTCCGAATCGATACAGTTATGGAGAGTTTTGCAAATGATAGATTTATTGTTAGAGCGGCTATTTACCGCACTTTCGCGGATGAAGTTCCATTCTCAACGGGATACGCTGAAGAGAAGATTAGTGATCGCGGTGTTAATTCAACTTCTGCGTTGGAGAATTGCGAGACTTCGGCGATTGGCCGGGCACTTGCAAATGCAGGTTATGCAGCAAAAGGCAAGAGAGCAAGTCAATCAGAGATGGCAAAAGTTGCACGAGTAAAGAACGATCTGGCGAGCGAAGCAATTGCAAATGCGCCACTGGCGATTAATAACTCATGGGATGAATTCGTAGGTAAAGAACCAACGCCAGAGCCGGTATCACTACAAGAAGCTGCGCAATTAGTCCAGCAAACTTTCGGAGAAGCTGAGCCAATTCCTTCATGCGCACATGGCGAAAGAACAACAAAGACAGGTATTACAAACGGTAAAGCATGGAAAGGTGCTTATTGCACGCTACCTAAAACACACCCAGATTATTGCAAGAATGTGATTTGGTATGTGTTATCAAAGACAACAGGCAAGTTTCGATTACCGGAAGGAGTTGAATGATGGGTTATGTAGAGATAACAAGACCAGATGGCACTAAAACCTTGCTCGGAGAAGTGCCAGTTCTGATCTGTCAGATGTGTAACGAAATGCCACACTTGGATGATTCAGTGCGGGTGCATAGTATATCGCCGTTGCAGTGGCAATGCGAGAAATGCCATGCGGTCAACGGATGAATCGCCTTCAATATCAATGCAGTTGTGGTGCATGGGAATATGCGTTTATGACTCTTGGCGACCTACCAATAATGACCTGTGAATGCGGGCGCGAGCATAGATGGATTTATGTCAAGCCAGCATCGTAAACATCGAGGTATGCGAACTCAGAAAATAGTTGCCGACTATATGCGTCAGTGGTTTCCATTCGCGGATTCCGCTGGCGCTGGTCGCCAAGGATCAGACGTGTTAAACGTGCCATTTGATGTAGAAGTCAAAGCTAGAGCCGGGTTTCAACCTAAACAAGTTATGGATCAATTAAAGAGCCGCGAATCAGGCAAGTTGGGCTTCGCAGTGCTTAGGCTCAATGGTCAAGGCGAATCACCCGAAGATTATTGTTGCATCATAAGAATGGATGATTTAATGGGTTTGTTCATCCAAGGCGGATATACTAGGAACCTGACACTAGAACCAGAGCGGTGCGACCAATATGGGCACTGGAAGATAAAGAACCAGGAGTGTCGTCAATGCCAGTCTATGAATTCCAATGTCTGACCTGCATGGTAATACATGAGCATTTCATCCCATTCGGATTAGAAACTGCTGATCCTATTCACTGCCATGAACAAATGGTAAAACTATTTACACCACCAGCAATCCATTTCAAGGGTAAAGGGTTTTACAAGACGGATAACCGATGAAATTACTAGATTTATTCTGCGGGGCTGGTGGGGCTTCCAAAGGCTATGCTGAAGCTGGGTTTGAAGTTACTGGCATTGATGTTAAGCATGGCAAGAGGTATCCATTTACTTATATTAGAGGAGATGTTAAAGATTATCTAAATGTGGAATTCCTATCGCAGTTTGATGTTATTCATGCTTCACCACCATGCCAAACCCACAGTGCTACAAAACACCTTAGAAATGCTCAAGGTAAATCAACTTCTAAGATAGATATGATTCCAGAGGTTAGACAAGCCCTAATCATGTCAGGCAAGGCTTACACTATTGAAAATGTTCCTGGTTCGCCTTTAATTGATCCGATTCAACTATGCGGTTCTGCATTTGGTTTGAAGGTTCGTAGGCATAGGCTATTTGAATCTAATATGCAATTAAAAGGGACTGAATGTTCTCACAAACAACAAGGAAAGCCAGTAGGGATTTATGGATCAATGAGGGATGAAATACCAGGTGGAGGACACACAGCAAAAACTATGCAAGAAGCACACGAATCAATGGGAATTAATTGGATGTTATGGGGTGAGTTAGTAGAAGCAATACCGCCATTATTTACAAAATACTTAGGCGAGCAGATTAAACACGCCGTCTGACCTGGGGTTTTACCGAAAGGACTTGACATGACCATTACACTTAACTTGCTAAAGTGCTTCAGGCACTTCGCGCAAGCCGCAGCGCGGATCGCTTGCGCAGTAGTAAGTGTCCTGGGGATACTATTCATTAGCGCAGCCAATGCCGTTGCACCAATACATAATGGTATTCAAATACAACAAACGCCTAAGATGTATGCAAAAGCCAATCTTCCATTATATGAATACAAATGCTTGGCCATGCTTTACGGAAAAGAAAGCGCGTGGAGAGTAGAAGCTAAGAACGGCCCACACTACGGGATACCACAAGGGCGATCTATATATCTAAAGACTGCTACTGGTATCGAGCAAGTAAAATGGGGAATCTCCTATAACCTTAATCGCTATGGATCTATGTGCGCAGCTTGGGAATTCTTCCAAGAGAATAACTACCACTAATGGGTAAACAATCAGCATTACGCAAGGATGGCTCAACATATCAATGGCGTAAGATACGCGCTCGCATATTGAAGAGAGACCAGGATACCTGCCAGAGATGCGGACAACCAGGTAATACTGTCGATCATATAGTTCCAAGAACTTTAGGCGGTAGCGATGAGCCAAGTAATCTCCAATGCTTATGTGCAACATGTAATTATTCAAAGGGGGGTAGGTTTTTTGACAACGCTTCAACACCCATGACCCCCCTTGGTTTGTTTACCCCCAAAAACGACAGCATTACCCACTATCAGGCGTGATAACCTAAGTCATGACTAGATTCGACCAGATAGCCTTAGATGCCCCTGATGGGGCTTACCTAGGGGCGACAGAACCGCGTATTCGGTCAAAACCAGTCGATTTACCTTCACGCGGGCAGGAAATGATTGACTTCTGCGAGAAAATCGGGTTTGAACTGCTTCCTTGGCAGAAGTTTCTGGCAATAGAGATGCACCGGGTCAAGCCAGATGGCAGGTGGCACCATAACGAAATAGGGGTTCTAGTAGCCAGGCAACAGGGTAAATCTACCTTTTTAGCGCTGCGAATCTTGTGGGGAATGTTTGAATTAGGTGAGAAGCTTCAGGTTCACACTGCTCATAAGCTAACAACTTCTTCTGAAATCTTCTGGAAGATAGATGAGATTATCCAGAATCATCCTCAATTGGCTGCCATGTTTGCCAAGAAGTATGAAACTAAAGGATCGCAGGAAATCAAACTAATTGATGGGGCTAGATATTTGGTTCGTGCCAATAACTCGGCTTCTCGCGGTATTGCTGCCCCAGATGTTATCCACTTGGATGAAGTTCGTGAATATCAAGACCCGGAAGTCTGGGCATCACTTCGATTTACGCAGATGGCTTCCAAGAACCCAATGGCTATTCTTTATTCGAACGCCGGAG